TGATAAACGGCACATAGTAGTTGTCCCACAGCTTACGGATAACATTTTTATCAAAATCAATTTCATTCAAATTCATTGGATGATCTAAAAAATCATTAATCATGCACTTCGCACGTTCAATACTGCCTCTTACATCACAGAATTTTTCACCGTTTCTGGTTATAAACACGTTTCCAATTGTTCTTGCTTCAAATTCATCGTGTCTGTATCTTGCATGATTGTAAGGCGCATAATTTATGCCCCAACATACAGGCTCTCCATTGAATTGAACAAGATTCTCACAACTTGGTTTTTCATTTCTTGGATAAGCCCATAAATTGTTATTTCCGTATTTTCCACCGATTGTATGTATATAACCTTCTATTAAAACGACAAAATACGGTTTCCTATTAATTACTGTGTCCCAGTCCATTTGACGCATTTTTAATTTGGAAATGTCTGTATCTCTATCAATTAGCTTAATACTCTGCATTTAATACTTCCTCCAAGTTTCATACATTTACCTCAAACTCTTTCTTACAATTGCTACCCTTGCACTTCAATTTAAGATGCTGAATTTTTGTCTCTGGGCTAATCAGAAGTGCTTTCTTCTGACAAAAAGGGCAACAATACCACAGTTTGCCATTGATGTTCTTTATTAATGCCCGTCCGTCCCACGGCTCTGGTGGGTTCATTACCTGAGAGAAATCTATTCCCTCAGATTCAAATGCTGATTTGATACTCATTTAAAATCTCCTTAAATTTTCTGTCGATTAAAACCATTGTCCTTGTTTCCCCAATACGGATATTGCTCTAAGCATTTTCTCATATACTCGTACGGATGTGTTTTTGCAAAGTCAGCAATTTCTTTGACAGGCTCGCCCTTCGTTCTGGCTAACTTTTTTGTTTCTACGCCCATATCAACTCACCCCATGAATCTTTCTCAGATTTGCATATCGGTCGACCATTACGTCCAATGCGGTCTGAAGCTGGTTGATTGTGATACAGTCAGACTGATGCTGATCTTTATACATTTTTAAGCTTGCAGCAAAATCTGTCTCCTTTTTATCTGGTTGCGCATCGTTAATTAATTCAGGTTCTCCATACATCATCATCACATCACAATCTCTTTCCAGCTCAATCTGGTGTTCTTGTAAATCCAAAATTTCATGCTGTCTTTTCTCACATTCTTCAGATAGTCGGACAACTTCTTTCTTCAGCTGATCTACCGTCCAGTTCTTCATATCTTCAATCCTCATGGTTTCCTCCCCTCAAATCTTGGTAAATATTTCCATATCGTAATTGTTGCGGATATGATCTACACATTCACTGAGTTTTTCTTTTAAGATTGGGTCTTTTGCAATGTCTGGATGTATCGTGCACATTATGCAACTGCCTTTTTTTCCTTCTTTCTGGAATTTCCGCCAGTTAAAAGTCATTGTAAACAGTGGAATCCTTGTGAGGTTCTTTGTCTTGTGTTTTATGTATAGATTGCAGAGTTTTTTAATCATGGCGATTCTCCTTTTAATTATGCTGTTTTCTCAAACAAATCAAGAATAAACTCCCGTCCCATCTGTGTGATTCGCCTGTGGTAGATTACTTTTCCAGAATCCAATACTTCCTGTTTGATTTCTTCATATCCGCAGTCACTGTAGTTGGAGTACATCAACCACGTACCGTTCACCTGATACTGGATTTTCTTTTCTGCCAGAATCCGGTTTAGCTGCATCGCTGATTTCAGTCCCAGTTCTTTAGCAATCTCAGTAATGGTATACGTCTTATTGACGTGCATCAGAATAGCGTTCTTTCTCTCAGCTTCTACTCTTGCAGCACGTTCCTCTTTCAGTTTGGTCAGAAGTTCGATGCCAAAGTCTGGATTATTGAGAATATTGTCGATAACATTGTCTGTAGCATATATGCCATGCTTACGGATGGTTTTCAAAATCTCTTTGACTTCTTTCTTAAATTGCTTTGCGATCGGCTTTCTGGATTGCATCAGGACTTCGTAAAGTCCGTTCTCGGTAAGGCACCATGATTCCTGTGTTCCTCCAAGGGTCGGAACATTCTTCCGAACCTTTTCATCATCGTCTACATTGGCAAGCATCTTATGCACTGATGATGTGTCATACTCAATCTACTCCGCTACATCTTTAGCCAGGAACAGTGGTTCCTCTGCTGTTCCGTAAACCTTAAACTGTTTTCCTAACACTTCCTGCTCATTTAATACCTTCAGTTCGTTCATTTCTCTCTTTCCTCCCTATGCTTCATCTGGCATTCGATCATCTTTGCTATGTTTTCACGTTCCTGTTTTATTCCATGCCCCTGCCGAAACAATTCGCATTCAAGGATATTTCCGCACTTGGAACATTCATCTTTGATTTCTTTACCTGCTATTTGCATTCCCATCCATCCTGCACCATTCTAGGCTCGTATCTTTTCTCAGTGTATCCTTCACCGTTGCATAAGTCGCAAGTGACTTCTACTTCTTTGTAATCATCGCAACACTCCCAGTATTGTGCACGATTTACTCTTTTGACAATAGTTCCACTTCCACCACACTTCGGACATCTGTGAATTTTATTCCCTTGTATTCGGTTTACAAGTTCATCAAGAGTTGTTTCTCCGCCGTATGTATTTCTCAGACATATCATTTCATGAATTTTCATTCTTTACTCCCTCCCAACATTCACAGCTATCACCAAATAACCTTTTTCTATAAAATAAAAAGTCCGGCGGGTGGACTTGAACCACGCATCGTCACCCAACGTGAACCACCGGAACCAATCAGAAGGTAAATGTGAGCATTTTGGAAATGCTTTCCGGTAATGGCAATTTACCGGAAAAGGAATAATCAGAATCGAACTGATGTCTCCCTCGGTATCCTTTTAATGTTTGGATCATTCTGTACCCAAGAGTGTCTTAACCACTTGACCATATTCCTTAAAAATAGAACTGAAAAGGGAAGATTCGAACTTCCATGTACATCCCATGTCCAAAGACACATACTCACCCATTACGATGTACTATCCTCTGCGTCTGCCTTTCTATTGTATCGGATTCATCACCGTCAATAGTTCCGCCACTTTTCAATCCAGATGTGTTATCACTCAACGCGTCAAACGTCCATATAGGAGGGGATTTCCACCCTTTTACTCTCATGCTGCCGGCTAAGGTCACCTAAGTTGTGGATTCAAACCTATGCTACCACAATAGCGTCTACGTATTCCGCCACTATATGGAATCGGAATGACAGGAATCGAACCTGCGACACATGACTTTTAAGTCACTGCTCTACCACTGAGCTACATTCCATGCCGCTTACCACGGCTGATCACCTCGGTAAATGAAGGAGATGATTTCCATTTTGCACAACATATAAATGATATGCTTTTCGTACTGCCCAGCAGTCACCAGGATAAACATCAACCTTTTCCCATGGGTTTAATCCGCTTGAACCATAGACCGCCCGTGCACTGACAGCATAGAACGAACGAATTAATTGCAGGAGGCGGATTTGAACCGCCGTTCTCAAGGATATGAACCTTGTGAGATTCCACTTCTCCATCCTGCCTTAACCCGGTACAATCCGGGTTAGCAATAGGTTTATCGTGTTATGCTTTCCACTAGACTGTTTTCATCCGTGCCAGTCCCACGGAGTTGTTTCGGAGGATTATTCCTGAAAAGTCTCTTGAAAACTCCCTGTCGTCAACGTGCACTCATTGGCGACATATTCAACTCAGAGACAGAACCGAACGGGAAGTTGTCTTTTCACTCCGGCTACGCTGTTACGTACCTTTTGAAAAACAACCCACATACACACATTCGGCAGTTTTTTCTATCCACAAAACGGATGGACAGCTTTGGGAGAAATGGAAGCTCTGGGGTTCGAACCCAGGACCGACCGGTTATGAGCCGGTTGCTCTAACCAACTGAGCTAAGCTTCCTGAGTAGTAAAAAGATACAGGGTCGATGTGATATCTGTCTTTTTACTACTGTTGCAGTTCTTGACCACCAGCTGCAACAAAGGTTAAAACCACCCGGAACGTTTGACTGTTCCTTTAGTCATCGCCGTTGCGATAGGTGGTTAAAGGGTATTTCGTTAAAAAAAGGAAAAAGAAAATCCAATCTGCACCAAGAAAAAGATATAAACTCGATGCAGAGCTGCGCATGTGGGATTCGAACCCACGCATAACGGAGTCAAAGTCCGGTGCGTTACCGCTTCGCCAATGCGCTATGTTGCGGCAGTCGCTCAACCCTGCCGCACGTGATATACTTCAAAAACACCATTGCTATATTTATGTTTATCCTGGAACGCCTGTATCAGTCGTAACTCATTTGGAGGAAATTTGGTTTTGGATATCTATTTCATTATCATAAATCCGTACTGATACAGGCTATCTAGGAATTTCATGCCTCGTCCTGTCTGTGATGAACCTTCCTCCAAGTCCACACGGCGAGGGCTGTACCTTTGCTTTTATTATTTTAATCCACTCGACCAATATCAGCGGAATTAAAACCATCGGAAATGCCAGTAACATTTATTTCACCTCACAGGGATGTTAAAAATAAAATCACGCTTATTCCGGTTCCAATAAGAATCATCGAACAAGCGGCAGATTCCCATTTATCTTTGTTGTTATTTGTCACGGTCTCAAAACTTACCGAAGCGAACATCAGGATGTTGATGGCAAGTGCGATTATCGTAAATATCGTCCTCATCGTTTTTCTCCAATCATTAAATCAAGAATCTTTTCTGCTGTCTCTTCTTCAGGCTCAAATGGAAGTCCACATGTAGAATAGATTTCCAGAGCCGATTTCAGGCTTGATTTGAAGCCTTGGTATATTTCTCCATGTTGAAGCAGTTCGTGCCTTAAAACTGAAATTGCATCAGTAATTGATTGAGAGCTAACACTAATCTGTGCCAGACATTCCATTTCAATATCTGGTACTCCCACCATTTCAAAGTTAAACGTCGGTACTTCATCGACCGCAACATGAAAATCAACCGATTTTACCCTCGGTACTTTATGTCCGTCAATAAAATACTGTGTCCCCATCCAGTCATACGGATTCAGATTTACAATCTTCACAACAGACATTTTCATATCCCCTTTCCTGTGCATTGCAGTACACCAGAAGATGCTCTGCGATTTCCTGAAGCTGAACCGGATCGTATTTCGGAATTGCAACCATTTTGCCTTCAAGCATTGGGGACAGTGCGAATACCGGTGCGTCTGTAACAACCGTTGCTTTTATCAGCATAGCTGCTACATCAACTGGTTCTGACGGTAACAGCTCATAGATTCCTTTTTCTTTATTCATGCCTCTTTTACCTCTCCAAAATATTCTTTGTATAACTCATAGTCATTTCTTCCAATCAGGTCTTTAACCTTGCATTTTTGCTCTATCCGAAGATCACTGTATGTGTAAATGGTTTTTGTGACCTGTATACGATAATCGCCGACATCAGTGATTCCGCTTTCAGTCTCGATTTTTTCTTCAGCTGAAAACCAATTCCCGTTCGGAGTTAAGAAGTAAGCTCTTTGCACTGCTCTTCCGAGTGCGATATATTCCAAACTAGCTTTGTCCGTAAAAACCTTTTTCGCCGATTCCGTGTCGTACAGTCTTTCGTCCTCCAGAACAGCTTTCTTGTGATGATACTCGTACGTCCGATCATGAGCTAAAGGCTTTTCAAGCGGATGGCATTCAGAAGACCTTTTTTGTTTTTTAAAAATTTTTTCAAGCATCGTCTTTTACCTACCTTTTCCGAAAATACTGTGTCAAGGCTTCACGGGTGATCTGTGACACGCTTTTGCCGGTTCGGTTCTTTTCGGCTATAAGTCTTTGCTCCAATTGGTACGGTAACCGGATACGAATGGATTCACCTTGGATATTACTCTTTTTCATAGGCAGTATCCTTAACTTACTATTTCTACCGGATAGCCCAATTTTTCTTCAAGCTCAGCTACCGTTATTTTACGTGGCTTATTTAATTTGATTTTCACATCTTGCACCGCACCATCTTTATTTTTAGCGATTCCGCGCCCGGTGTATACGTCAGTTTCTTCATTGGCATATACACTAAGATGATTGTATCCATATGTACGGCACCACCTAGCAGCCAGATCAGAAATTTTCATCAATTCTTCCAGCTCATTCCCGAATAAATGTGAATACAATATAGCTCGATCATACATTTCCTGTGTTACTGCTGACAGCGCAATCACGCTTTTATACGGACTTCCGATAAAACGGAAAAATCTGCATGATTCCATTACTTTTTCGCCTTTCGGAAGCGCAAAGCCTTGAGAAATTGCCATCTTAAGAAGCTTCGATGATTCAATATCGCTTTCTGTGATAACACACTTATTTGTAAAGTCTATCATTACTGTTCCCCTCCCAACATTTTATATAGTGTTCCTCTTGACACTCCCATGATTTCGGCAAACTGAACTTTGGTAATTTCCCCAGCCTGCCATCTTGACTTTGTTTTCTCGAAGAGTTCTTTGTCTACCTCTTTTTTTGCTCGTCCTTTATATTTCCCTTGAGCTTTCGCAATCGCAATTCCTTCTTTCTGTCTCTGACGAATATTTTCACGCTCTCTCTGAGCTACGTATGAAAGAAGCTGCAATACGATATCAGCAATCAGAGTTCCGGTTAAATCTTTGTTTTGCGTGGTGTTAAGTAATGGCATGTCCTGGACAACGATATCTGCTTCAATCTCTTTTGTAATTTTTCTCCACTCAGCTATAATTTCTTCGTAATTCCTTCCAAGTCGATCAATGGAATGGATCACCAGTACGTCACCTTTTTGAAGGGAATCGATCATCTTCTGATATTCAGGACGGTTGAAATCCTTGCCGGACTTCTTGTCCATATAAATTTTATCAACGCCTTCTTCTCTCAATGCTTCCATCTGTCTCGCTTCGTTCTGTTCTACTGTTGATACTCTCACATACCCTATTTTCATATATACACGCCTCCGTTTCTTTATAAGTCAATTATACACTTTAACGTGTGCAATGTAAAGTAAAACATACACATTTAAGTGAAATTTCATTGCTTTTTATAACGTTTGCGTTTATTATGTAATTAGGAGGTGTTTATATGGTATCTAGTAAAATCAAACAAATCA